ATATGAGAGACAACCTAACGAACAATTATTTGCAGGATTTGATGTTGGTAAAAAACGCCACCCTTCTCACCTTGTAATTTTTAGTCGCATAGGTGAAGAATTACGCCAAGTAAATCAAACGTGGTTAGACGGTTGGAATTATTCTGATCAAATCCAGTTTTTGAATGAAGTTTCGCAAAACTTTCAGCTAGAAAAAGGGTATATTGATAATACAAGGGGAGAATTAGAAGATCGTGGTTTAGACCAAGTTTGGCACCCAATGTCGTTTACTGCTAAGAGTAAACATACCATGTCGCAAATTATGGAACAATATGTCCATGGCGACAAATTAAGACTGTTAAAAGATGAACGACAAACCCAACAGATTATTTCTGTAAATAATGATTTGAAAGCACCAGTGACACCGATGGGTCATGGGGATGCTTTCTTTTCTATTGCCATGGCTGTACAAGCTGCTTGGGAAACTACGATATTTAAGTATGAAACTTTAGGGAGTACGTCTGATTGGATTGAGGCTGTAGCACCCGGAGAGACTCCTGAAGGTAGGGCGGGAAAAGACGGTATAGACAAAGGGGTTGCGGAACGTTTAGACACTATGTTAAACTATAAAAGCGTTAACCCCCAAGAAGAACCAACAGAGCATTTAAACCCCGGTTGTTCCGAAGGGGTGTGCCAGCCAAGTTTTTGGGTAATGGAACGGAAATTATGTTTATACTGTGGATACAGAGGGTAGGAGAAATAAATGACAACAATTATGACGTTAACGGACACCATCGGAACTATACCCATTACACTGAGTTCACAAGCTGAAGTAGTCGCCAAGAAAAGATACTTTTTAAAGGACAATTCTAATGAAGTAGTAGAAGATGCCCCTGCGATGTTTCGTCGAGTTGCGGATGCAATTGCCATTGTTGAAAAGAAATATGGTAAACTAGATATTGATGTGCAACTTACATCTAATGAGTTTTATACTATTATGTCTAATTTAGATTTTATCCCTAATTCTCCGACGTTAATGAATGCTGGAACTAAACAAGGTACTTTGTCTGCGTGTTTTGTTCTGCCCCTCGAAGATAGTATGGAAGGAATAATGAAAGCTGCTCATGATACGGCAATGGTTCAGAAATTTGGGGGTGGTACGGGATTTGCCTTATCTAACCTACGCCCCAAAGGAGACCGAATTAAAACCACGCATGGTATTTCGTGTGGGCCTGTAGAAGTTCTTAAAACCCTATCACGAGTATCGTCTATGATTACTCAGGGGGGTAAACGTGATGGTGCGAACATGGCGGTTATGGACATTCACCATCCTGATATTTTAGAATTTATTGCTTGTAAATCCGTTGAGGGGGATATTCATAATTTTAATCTTTCTGTTGGGGTGACAAATGATTTCATGAAAGCGGTTAAAGCGGGGATGAATTATCCTCTAATCAATCCTCGAAATAATGAAGTGGTGGAAGAATTAGATGCCCGTGAAGTTTTCAGTAAAATTGTCTACGGGGCATGGAGGAATGGTGAGCCGGGTGTGGTTTTCCTTGATACCGTAAATCGAGATAACCATGTTATAGAACAATACGGTCGTATGATTGCTACCAATCCATGCGGAGAGCAACCCCTATTAGGGAACGAATCTTGTAATTTAGGCTCAATTAACGTGGTTAATTTCTTTAAGCCCCCAGCATTAGGGACATCATTAAGTTGGAAAGAAAAGGTTGATTGGTCGGAATTAGGTAAAGTAGTTAAAATTGCTATACGCTTTTTAGATAATGTTATTGATGCAAACTATTACGCAACGCCCGAAATAGAAAGAATGACTAAAGCAACTAGGAAAATTGGGCTTGGTGTTATGGGATTCGCAGACTTGCTTATTCAATTACGGATAGGATATAATACTGAACAGGGCCGTCAAGTTGGTGGGACTCTTATGGGGTTCATTCAAGACGTTGCTGATAATGAATCTCGTAGGTTAGCGGAGGAAAGGGGCGTTTTCCCAGCGTGGCATAACAGCGATTATATGAGTTCAGGAGAGTCATCGGGAGAAAAATTTAGAAATGCTTGCCGTTTGACGGTCGCCCCAACCGGAACTATTTCTATGCTTGCGGACACCTCAAGTGGGATAGAACCAACATTCGCTCTTGCTTGGCGTAAGATGAATATATTAGAAGGGAAAACCTTATATTACATTAATAAATATTTTGAAACAGATGCCAAACTATATGGTTTTTATTCGGATGAATTAATGGACTATATTTCAAATGGGGGGTCTATTAAAACTCGTCCTGATGTTCCAAAGTGGGTAAAGGAAGTTTACGTTACCGCTGAAGATATTTCCCCAGAGGCGCATGTTAAAATGCAAGCGGCGTTCCAAGAGTTTTGTGATTCTGGTATATCTAAAACAATAAACTTTGCGAATAACACGACTACTAAAGATGTGTATACTGCTTATATGACAGCGTGGGAGAATGGTTGCAAAGGGATTACAGTTTATAGGTCGGGGAGCCGTGAAAAGGAAGTTTTAGTAAAGGCGGACTCCCCTAAACAAGGGGTATTAAACGGGTTCGATGTAGATTACGCATCATTGCAGATAGGAAATAATGAGCCTTGCTGTGATAATGCGTACCTTGTAGAAGAGGGAGGGTGCGTAACGTGCAAATCTTGTGGTTGGAGTAAGTGCCACATAGCGTAAATTTTAATTTTTGTAGTATAATAGATAAGTAAAGTAAGGAGAACAGTAATGACATTAGGTAATATTCTTAGAGAACGTGATGAGCAATATATTGCTAATAGAGATGAGGCGGGGACATGGAGAGTTCTCGATACGTGGCACGATGATTTAAAAAGCATCGGCCCGGATGATGAAGTTCCCGACAAGACTGAAGCGGTAACGGCTATATCTGAGGGAGCGTTTATATCTCTAATGAAAGAAGCGGGACGTTTAGGAATTTTAGATAATGTAGCTGATTCCAGCGGACGATCTAGCGAAGAAATAGATCAAGTTCTAACGGAATATAGTGCGGCGCAAGAAAAACTAAGGAACTTAGAAATTAAAGTATCTGAACAAAATGATGAGTTGGCACAATTACGTGTACATAGTAATCGGTCACAAGATTACTTTATAAAAGAAAAAGCTATGGATGCGGTTATTAAACTAGCTGCTATGGATACCATAGCTTCTAGTAATCTAAATGAATTACCCAAGGATTAATTTATGAAACTATCCGAATATATGCCTGAAATGCCGGGTATGGCGCAGCAAATGCTAGACATGAATGAGGGTTTGAACTTCATTCAATTGATGAAACAACAGGGCGATACAGGCTCTGCTCCATCTATCGGTCTTGACCACATTGTTAATACATGGGTTCGCCATCAGATGGCATACAGGCAACAGCTTGTTCAAGATTTACAAACTATATCATTCTCTGTGGCGGAAATTAGAACTGCGTTAGGGCATATTACTGGTGAAGTGTTTAGGCGGGGAATGGAAATTCACCCCACCAAAAAAGGTGCTGATCGAGAGCAACTAGAAGTTTTTAACAAATTTATACTAGATGCAAATGTATTTGATCAAAGTTTAGAAGCGGTTCTACGTCAATTTCATAATGATATAAATACAGTTGATGACGGCTTTTTGTATCTGATGAAAGAATATTATGATGATGGAAATGTCATTCGGTCTAAGGTGAAAGAAATACGTAGATTAAATCCTGCCCTCGTAGAATTTGATTTAGATCAAGCGGGACTCCCTAAGAATGCTCATTTCATATGTCCTCTAGATCGAAGCGATGTTGAAGAAGCGCCCGGAAAATCCAAGAAAGGTTATGATCGAGTTCCTGCAATGTATAAATATTACCACAGGAACCAGCATATTTATCTTAGGGATACTGAAATTATCCATGTTTCTAAATTCTCTCCATCTGAAACTTACGGGTGGTCACCTATCCTAACAGTATTTGAGAAATGTCTAACTCTTATTGGAATGGATAAAAACTTATATAGATATTTCTTTGAGCGTAAGATGCCAGCTTCTATGCTTATGGTTACTACTGACGATGCGGAAAGCTTACGTAAGGAACGAGAACACATTGCAGCGCAAACTAGAATAGACCCTAACTATATTCCTATGGTTGCGGTTTCTAGTCGGAACCAACGGGGTAGAGTAGACCTCGTAAGGTTATTCCATACGCTGCAAGAGATGGATTACCTTCCAGTCAAGGAAGAGATTCGTGAGCGTGTTGGTGCAGTATGGGGCGTAACTCCCGCATGGCAGGGCGCACCAGAAGCTTTCGGTGGGCTATCTACCCAGACACAACAGCTAGTAGTTATGAGTCGTGTAGTTGAATCTGACCAACGTTTATTTCACGAAAAGGTATTCCCTAAACTATTAAAAGCGTTTGGTATCACAGATTTCGACCTAATCTTACCAACACCTGAAGAAAAAGCGGAAGCCACTCGTATTAGTTTCGCACAGCAACGAGTTGGTATTGCGAGTCAATTTGCCCAACTTGGGTTTGAGGTCAAACTTAAAGAAGAAGATGTTGATATTACTGAAGCTGAATTTGTGGTCAAAGGCGATATGGCGCAAACGGTACAAATGCAAGCTCAGGGTCAGGCGTTGCAACTTCAACAACAAATGCAGCAGCAAGAACAGGCAGAGCAACAAGCAGCGGCGGGTGGCGCTCCGGAAGAGGGTGGAGAAGAAGGGGGCGCACCTGAGGGTGGCGAAGAAGGCGGTGGCGAAGAGGGGGCTATCCAAGCGATGGAAAAATCTATCCCATCT